AACTCACCCGTCTGAAGCATGAATATTATACAGGAAGAATAGATGAGACAACCCTGAAGGAAAAAGGTTGGGAGCCTTTTCAACTTCGTGTGCTGAAGAACGATGTACCCATGTATCTTGATGGAGACAAGGATATCCTCAAACTTCGTGGTCGTATTCAACTCCAGGAAGAACGGGTTGATTTCATCGAAGCCACCGTCAAGTATATCTCCAATCGTGGATGGCTGATCCGAAATGCCATTGATTGGAAGAAGTTCTTGGGTGGTGTATGACACCATATCCTTGGGAAGACGCCGATATCATGGACGATATTCATCCTATAAATAAGGATGAAATGAATGATATCACCGTCACCCAATCGGATGCAGTTTATCTCAAGGTGGAATGTGAGCGTGGTGTGGCACAGGAACTCTCGGATTTCTTTACATTCAAGGTTCCTGGATATCAGTTCATGCCCGCATATCGCAACAAGATGTGGGATGGAAATATCCGACTGTTCAATACCTACGACAAGAAACTATATGCAGGACTTGCAGACTATCTTGGAAAGTTTGCACAGGATCGTGGATATCCTTTCAACTATTGGAAGCAGAGCACATATCCTCCGTCCCCAATGGGACGGGATGAATTGAAGGAATATCTTTCCTCGCTACAACTGACAGCGGCAGGAAAAGAGATCACTCCTCACGACCATCAAGTCGATGCAATAATGACGGCTCTAAACGATCAACGCTGTCTGCTGCTATCGCCAACGGCAAGTGGAAAGTCGCTGATAATCTATGCAACCATTCGCTATCTATTGGATCATGTGGAGAAGAATCCTAAGAAGAAGATTCTATTAGTCGTGCCGACAGTTGGTCTTGTGAATCAGATGTATGCAGATTTTCTCGACTATTCGCAAAACAATGGCTGGGATGTAAAGCACCTTTGTCAGAAGATTTTCTCTGGTCAAGAGAAGACAACGAAAGCCCGTGTGGTCATTTCCACATGGCAATCCATCTTCCGATTGAAGGGTGAATACTATGAGGATTTCTTTGCAGTGTTTGGAGACGAGTGTCATCTATTCAAGGCAAAGAGCCTTTCATCCATCATGGAAAAGGCAAAGGCTGCATACTATCGCATAGGAACAACAGGAACACTTGATGGAACACAGACCCACAAGTTGGTGATTGAAGGATTGTTCGGCAAGGTAGTGAAGGTAACAAGCACTAAGGACTTGATGGACAAGAACCTTTTGTCCGATCTTTCCATTGAATGCATCACTCTGAAGTATCCAGAAGATCAACGGCGTGAAGTGAAGGGCATGAAGTATGCAGACGAGATCAAGTGGCTGACGGAGAATGTAAAGCGTAATCGCTTCATATCCGAAATGGCTGTAAATCTGAAGGGAAATACCCTTGTCCTATTTCAATTCGTTGAACATGGAAAGACCCTACATGAGCAGATACAGAAACTATCCGATGGAAAACATCAGGTCTTTCTTGTGTATGGTGCAACGGAAGCCGATGCACGGGAAGAAGTGCGTTCTCTTGCAGAGGCTAATGAGAATGCAATAATTGTTGCATCATATGGAACCTTCTCCACAGGCATCTCCATTCGTCGCCTACACAATGTCGTGTTTGCTTCACCATCGAAGTCTCGTATTCGTGTGCTGCAATCCATCGGACGACAACTTCGTAAATCCGAACACAAGACCTGTGCAAGACTATTTGATATCGGTGACGACCTGAGCATCAAGTCACACCGCAACCATACCCTCAAGCATTTGACCGAGCGTGTAAACCTATACATACAAGAGAAGTTCAACTACCATTTGGTGCGCTTGGACTTGTAAGGAGATTATCATGGCACAAGACCAATCCAAATATGTACTCCTAAAACTCAGAAGCGGTGATGAAATCATAGCCAAGAAGAGTGGTTCTAAAAAAGGAATCTTGATCCTTAGCCGTCCTCTTCATATGCAGAGATCCACTTTTCTTGATCCACTCACAGGTGGAGTGAAGAAGAATCTCTGTGTATTTCGTGATTGGCTTGAGTTTACTTCCAATTTGGAATGCGAGATTCCAGAAGATTTCATCATATTCAATGGAGATCCAACACCCGATATGGTTCAACGCTATATCACCGAATTGGATAAGTTGGATAATCCCGATAAGTATAATGCCATCAAATCCAAAGCACCAAAAACTTCGAAGGAAGAAACAGATGAACTGCTTGATGAATATTTCAAGGCTCTGATGTCTCCTCTTCCTCCTACTCCAAAGAAGGATACTCCTCCAGAACAGAAGCCTCCTCTGACTCTTCCTCCTTCATCATCAATGGTGACTGCTTCGTTCTCCATGCCACCTGATGTATTCTTGAATATTGTATTGAATATGCCTATGTTTGATGGATGGGGTGGAGAGATGGGTGATGATAGTTCCGAAGGAGAAGACGGTGGTGATGATGATTCGGAGGCTGACCAAAGCCCTCCTCCACCAAAGAACAAGCCTTCAAACAAAAAGAAGCCTAAACGGGACGATGACACACCACCTTCTGGTGAATGGCACGGTCGCTTCGGCTTCCCTAAGTGATCCCTATTGGGCCTCATAGGATTCTTCATTGAATCCAGACACACTACTTATGTGTGCAATCATCATACCTCCGAAAAGTAAGTTCACAGTTAGAATAAAATAGTGAACTATGTTCTTGACTATTGTCTGATTCCGTGCATAATCCCCCTATCAAGGAGAGACATATTGAGCAATAAAAGACAAAAAAGAGATCACTATATCGACAACCAACGCTTCTTTCAAGAAATGCAAGAATGGAAGAAAACCATCAAAGAAGCAGAAGAAGTGGATGATCCAAAGCCACCCATTACTCCATATATCGGAGAGTGTTTTCTAAAGATAGCAGAGCAACTATCATCCAAGCCTAATTTTGCTCACTATGCATATCGTGAAGAGATGATATGCGATGCTGTGGAAAACTGTGTGGTATATGCAGCAAACTTTGATCCCGATAAGAGTTCCAATCCATTCTCTTATTTCACACAGATCATTTATTATGCCTTTCTTCGGCGCATTCAGCGTGAAAAGAAACAGTCTTTTATCAAATATAAAATGGTACGAGATCGTGTAGGTGATGGCAATATAGGAAAGTTCATGTCAAAGATGAGAGGCATGGAGGATTATGATTCCAATATGGAGTACCGTGATCCAGCAGCAAAGACCTTTGATCTTTCAGAGACAGATATTGATAATTTTACACGGGAATTAGAGAAGGAAGACAAGCGAGGCAAGGGTAAGCGTAAGACGGTAAAGAAACGAAAACCAAAAGGTCTTGAAAATCTTTTCGAGGATACCGATGAAGATAGCAGTAATAAGTGACACACACTTCGGAGTTCGCAACGATTCTCCGCTATTTTTGGAATATTCTTTCAAATTCTTTGAGTCTATATTTTTTCCCTATTTGAAAACCAATGGAATCGACACGGTTATTCATATGGGCGACTTATTGGATCGCCGCAAGTATGTGAATTTCAATACGCTTGCACAGGTAAAGAAAAGATTCTTTCAGCCCCTGCTTGACCGTGGCATAAAGATGCACTGTATTCCAGGGAACCACGACACCTATTGGAAGAACACAAACGATCTAAACTCTCTTCGGGAACTGTTCCACGACGAGATCCACCTTTATGAGAAGCCTACAACCGTTGATTTTGACGGTTGTTCTGTGCTTTTTGTTCCTTGGATCAATAAGGAGAACAGCCAAGAGTGCGAAAATGCTTTAGAGGAAACAACATCTCCTGTGCTTGTAGGACACCTTGAGTTGGACGGATATGAGGTTATGAGAGGCATCAACCATAATGGCGGAATGGGTGATAATATATTAGATAAGTTTGATTTGGTTATGTCAGGGCATTTCCATTGCAAGCAAAATCGTGGTCATATTTGGTATTTGGGTACACAGTACGATTTGACTTTCTCAGATGTCTCCGAGCGCAAAGGATTTCATGTCTTTGATACGGATAATCTCAATCTTACATTTATTGAGAATCCGTACAAGATGTACCATAAACTCTATTATAACGACACCACGGCAGATTATTCGCAGTTTTCTTGTGAGAAATACAAGGATTGCTACCTACGAATCGTGGTGACCCGTAAAGCGGACGAGATAGCCTTTACGAGCCTCTGTGAGAGCCTTGTAGCGGCAGGAGTAGCCAATCTATCCATCGTGGAAGAACTGTCAGAGGAAGCCTCTCAGCCCCAGCAAATTGACTTGAGCAAGGGAACCATAGAACTCATCAACGATGCTATTGATGAGATGGAGATCAGCATAAGCAAGGAAAAACTAAAAACAACTATCCGTGAACTCTATGTTGATAGTCTTAGCCAATGAAAATATACATATAATGAGTTTATAGGCACGGAGAACACATGGATAAAATCAAAATATCAGAAGAAATACAAAGTTTTCTTGCCTTTATGCGGAAGGATGTGCTATCCGAAGCCGAGCAGATTCCTGCCCCAGAAACAGATCAGGAATATGCTGTAAAGAACTATCCACGGCTTTTACAATTAGCAAAAGCAGGATTGGTTCCCGATGATATGGTTTTCAAGATGGCTAATGTTCTCAAAGACCCCAAGAGATTCGGTGTTTCCCGTGCGATAAGAGATCAACTCTATGATCTTATGATAAAAACTCTAAACTACATCGTGGTTTCTGATCCTGCATCATTTGCTAGATTTAGAACTTTTTTGATGAATAATGAAGCAACGGAAACAAATGGTATCCATCAAGAGTTCAAGAAAATGCTTGAGGAAACCTCACGACAGATTTATATAAAGAAGACAAACCTAAAGGAGAATGAGATGGATAAGATTGAACAGTACAAGAATCTAAACGAACAAGTCAACAAGATGCTTCGTGATGCTGAAGGTGTAGATCCTCTTTCGATACAGGAAGAAATTCATCATACCGCATCAGAGATATGCGAGGCTCTGCAAGATCCCAATCGTGTCACGGCTCTCATGCAATCTGGTCTGATAGATAGTGGGCGTGTTTCCCGTGTCCGTAATGCACTCAAAGATCCAGAGAAGGCAATGAAGAACTCTGCTGTTCGCTCTGATCTCATCAATATGCTCATGTCACTCATCAATATCGTGACAAGCAATCCTTCGGCATATGCCACTGTGAAGAAGGGCGCAAGGAATATGAGCAAAGAACCAGAACCCGTTAAGGTCGATGAAGAAACACTCAGCGAGGGTGGAATCTCGGGAGCACTAGACGATTGGCTTGAGGCTCTTCCAAAGAAGGTTATTGCAGAGATCAAGGCAAAGTATGGAAAGAAACTAAAGGCAGCAGACCTGAGTGGCGGAATCACAATCAATGACAAGGATCGTCAGGGAATCCGTCAGATTCTTGTGAACAACAAGGTCAAGCCTTTGCTTGGTGACAAGTCTCATGCAGAAGGAACAACCGCAGTCATCATGTCGTTCAACACATTCCACGGTGACCTTACAGAAGGTTTTGATGATTCGGAAGAAGGATCACACAAGGAACCAAAGGGAGAGAAGGGTCAAGCAGCCGTCGAGCGTCTTGGAAGAGACTATAAGACTGGTGGCTTTGAGAAGATTGCAGCCAAAGCAGCCGAGAAATACGGAAGCAAAGAAGCAGGAGAGCGTGTGGCAGGAGCAATCTATTGGAAGAAAGTAGCGGCTCGTAACAAGGGCGGTTGATATTCAATAAACAAAGTGATTTTATATTATGTTGAAAATCGAAAAGATTCGTTGGCGTAATTTTCTATCTACAGGCAACACCTTCACGGAAGTGGATCTGTTGCGGCACAACACGACTCTAATCACAGGTGAGAACGGTGCAGGCAAGACTACAATGCTTGACGCTCTCACCTTTGTGCTTTTTGGAAAGCCTTATCGAAACATCAATATTCCCCAATTGGTGAACTCTATCAATGAGAAGGATTGTCTTGTTGAGATTTGGTTTTCTGTTGGAGGATCATCCTATCAAGTTCGCCGTGGACTAGCCCCAAAGGTATTTGAAATCTTCAAGGACGGAAAATTGGTGGATGTGTGTGCAAACTCCAAGGACTACCAAAAGGTTCTTGAGGAACAGATTCTGAAGTTCAATCAGAAGTCTTTCTGTCAAGTCGTCATCCTTGGTTCGACAAACTATGTGCCATTCATGCGGCTCACGGCTGCTGATCGTCGCTCTATCGTTGAATCGCTGTTGGATATCTCCATCTTCTCAACGATGAATGTGCTTCTGAAGGAGCGTCAGGCTACTATAAAGGATAAAATTCGTGAAATCGACATGGGCTTGGGATTGATCCGAGAAAAGATTGATATGCAGACAAAATTCATAGCGAATTTGAAGTCTCGTAGCGATAACTTGGTATCCGATAAACAAGCGGCAATACTTCTCACCGAAGGCGAGATGCAAAATCTATCGGATCAAATTGGAGAATTGCAGGAAGAAGTGAAAGTTTTGCTTTCCTCTGCGGAAATCAGGAAAAACAAAGAAGAGAAGACTCTTAGTAGACTAAATAATCTTTACACACAAATCAAAAACAATGTTCGATCCTTGACAAATGAAATCGCCTTCTATGAGAAGAACGATGTTTGTCCCTCTTGCCATCAAGGAATCTGTGCTGAACACAAGACCAAAGAGGTCACCAGCAAGCAGACAAAACTCCAAGAGATGGAGGGGGGGATTGATGAAATCAACGCCAAGATCACAGAGAGTCAAAATGCTCTCTCTGAAACAAAGATCGACTTTGAACAAATACAAGAGAAGCAGGGAAAGATCAATGCTCTTCTTGCTTCCCGAGTTGCCTCAGAAAAACACATCAAGCAACTACAATTCGAAATCAAGCGAATCGAAGAAGATCGTTCTGATGAATCCACAGAGAACGAAAAACTCTCTAAGTTCAAGACTATGGAGAATGATATCTCTAGGAATAAGACGGATGCTACGGAATATTCGTCAGTTTATGCCGCAGCGGCTATTCTGCTGAAGGATACTGGCATCAAGAAGAAAATCATCTCTCATTATCTTCCCATCATCAATAAGACAATCAATGCATATCTTACTCGCATGAATTTTTTTGTTAGTTTTGAACTAAACGAAAATTTCGAGGAAAAGATAAAGTCACGATATCGTGATGAATTTACTTATGAGAGTTTCTCTGAGGGAGAAAAACGAAGAATTGATTTGGCTCTGCTATTTGCATGGAGGGCAATTGCACAACAGAAGAATTCAGTCAATTGCAATCTTTTGATTCTTGATGAAATATTGGATGGATCATTGGATGATAGTGCAACAGATGCCTTCTTGGATATACTCAAAACCATAGATAGTTCGGTGAGAGTATTCGTAATATCACATAAAAATCCAGAGTCAATGGGAGACAAGTTCAAGAATCGTATGGTGTTCAAGAAAAAGAATAATTTCTCAACACTCTCCGATTACACGAACTGACCCCAAAGAAGGGGGGCGAATGAATTACGCCACAGATCCTTGGTATGAGGATAGGAGAAATAGGGTGATACAAGCCGTTTCTCTCGGAAAGCCCCTAAAGGGCAAAAAAGAGACTCGTAATTCTCCATCTGGAAAATATAAGTTGGAACTTATGCCATATTCGGTACAGGATATGCGCTGTCCATTTTATTCTGTGGTCGAAATCGTTAGAATATCCGATGGGGAAAGAATGGGAAAGATTATTCGCAACGAGGCTGATTTCCCTTTTCTCTTCGTAGAGAATCGTGATGGTAAGGATTATCTTATGTGCGCCGAAGATTATCAAGGATTCACCTTGATAAACATCACCGATGGGAAAAAGTACGATTATATTCCAGAAAAGTCAAAGCGGGAACTTGCCCTACGAATAACCGATTTTCACCTTACACCCAATAAGGAATGTGTTGCAATAGAAGGTTTCGGCAAATTGAAACCAAGTGATATCATCGAATCAGACGAGATACACTTTTATAAAATAAACGATTTGACGAAACTTCCATATCAAGAGATTGACAAGCGCATATCCTTCGCCTATGATAAGGTGATCGGTTGGGAAACTAATGAGAGGTTCATTATAAGCCGAATCGAAGACTACATCATGCCTGCTGGAGTATGCTTGGACGATGTAACGGATAGAAAAGAAAGATTGGATCTCCTAAGCAAAGGTAATATAAAGAAACAAACCGCATACTATGCGTATTACCCCAAGACGGGAGAGATGCAAAAAGTATTCTCTGAGTGGAGATGAAAGTGAAACCAGAAGATTTTGACGCTCTTTGCTATTTCAATAATTTACTTGACCGTGGTCTTGGAGAAATCATTTCTGAAAGCAAGACCAAGGTTGATGTCGGTCGTTGGCTCAATTCAATAAATGCAAGCAAGATGGTTGCAGAAGACATAGAGGAGACTCTTGTTCGAACCCGTTCAGAATTGCAAATTGCAGTTGATGATCCCAAATCTGATCAGCGGGAAGGATATTCTTTTCTTCCCAAACCAAAACTGAGCCGTTATCATAAGTTTATCTGTGATTCACACGATGATGTGATGAAATATCTTGATACGAAGTATCCAAAGAAGATTCGTAAAAAGAAGGCTGTTGATCCTGCTAAGGCAGTCAAGTCTCTGAAATATAAAGACAAAGATGGGGACTTTGGTTTGACTTCCATCCCTTCCTGCCATATAATTGGTGCAGAAATGCTAACCGTATTCAACACCAAGACCAGAGTTCTTACTCTTTATAACGCCAAAGAAGGCGGTTTGAGTGTCAAGGGTTCAACCATCCTGAACTTCTCTGATCGCTCTTTTTCCAAGAGACTTCGCAAACCCAAGGATGTTTTGCCTGTATTCGTCGGTGTGGGGTTCGCCGTTGTACAGCGCAAGTTTGATGACATCAAAG